TGGAACCTCCGCAATGATTAGATTCCTTTGTGGCACAGGGCAGAGTCGAACTGCCCTCTGGCTTTTCAAACCAGCACTCTCGCTTTCGCAACCACTGAGTTACTGTGCCTTTGTGCGTCTGGTGGGACTCGAACCCACGACTCCTACATTAAAAGTGTAGTACTCTGAACCAACTGAGTTACAGACGCATTTTTTGGGTGAAAGACGGGACTCGAACCCGCAAGGACGTGATTTTGTCACTCGGTTCACAGCCGAGACCGCTACCATTACGGAACTACTAACACCATATTTTTGTGCGCCTGGTGGGACTCGAACCCACGACTCCTACATTAAAAGTGTAGTACTCTACCAACTGAGTTACAGACGCATTTTTATCCATTTTCTTATAGTATTATCACTAACACCATATTTTTTTCCTGTTCCACAATAACCTAATTCTTTAACATCATTTAATAATGTTTCTAAATCTGGTCTATTTTTTACTTTTCTAATACTTTTTTTATAGCAAATATCACATTTACCAGTTTTAGATTTACCCCATATTTTTTTACCACATTCAGAACAATTATATTCTTTCGCATTTTTCTGATACTTTCTTTCTTTCTTATGACCTTTACAATGTGTATCTAAACCAGCATTACAATTAGGACAAACTATTCTTAAATTTTCTATTCTATTATCATTTCTTTTACCATTTATATGATCAAGTATCAAACTTATACTCATATCATTCCATTTTTCACCTTGACCACACATTTCACATTTTCTTTCTTTCAAACCTTCATTATATAATCTGTTCTTCAGATGATTAGTAGATGTATATGTTGAATTTTCAACTAAAATAATTGTTAAATCTATTTTACCTTTATCATTATTCAAATATGAGTTGAAATGTGATGTATCTAGTTCATATAATTCGATGTATTTTTTTATTGTTTTTTGTGCACCACCAGTTCTATTCATTCCCATTTTTTCACAAATTTCAACCAATGTTTTTGATTTTTTTACAATTGGTTCAAAATTACTCTTTTCATATTTCTGTTTCATAGTATATAATTGTTTTTTATTATATATTAAATATACCGAACCGAAAAATGGTATTTTGATGATTAAGAATAATTTTGGGTGCTTGAAGGGATTTGAACCCTCGATGTGTCATTAACCGTCACGGAATCACAACCCGTTGCCTTCGTCCACTTGGCTACAAGTACCATATTTTATTTCATTTTCAATACATTAAAGAACTTTTTATTAAACAAAAAACCAGTGTCTTCTTATATTTCTGACACTGGTTTATATCTTTCCCTTATTTTTTAGGTAATAGTTATCCTGTGTCGCATAATTTCTTATGGAATTTAAAAAAATGTTTATGTTTAAAAGTTGTCATCATTTCTATTTTAATTTATTTATTTTATTTTGTCGGAATAGTAGGACTTGAACCTACGACCTCGAACTTATCAGGTTCGCCATCTAACCAGCTGATATACACTCCGTTTTTGTTGTGACGGTGGGACTCGAACCCACATCGTTCCGAAGAACCCAGCGTATCAGGCTGGTGACTAAACCATTCATCCACGTCACAATATTTCTTTTTGTGGTCCCGATAGGACTCGAACCTATAACCTTGTCGTTATGAGCGACCTGCGCTGACCAGTTGCGCCACGGGACCTAATTTTCGTACTGAAGGTGGGACTCGAACCCACGTTTTCAACTTACCACTACGCCTATCCAAGATATAAGCTTGGTGCGGTACATCAGCATGTCAGATTACTATTGTTTTTTTTTGATTAAAAGTCAAGTTTAAAATTGCTGTTAGTAATCTTAGCAGGGGCACAAGGATTTGAACCCTGATCGTCGGTTTTGGAGACCGAAATTCTACCATTGAACTATACCCCTAAATTTTGCACACCCGTAGGGAGTCGAACCCTCAGCCAATCTTACGATTCATTACGAAATGGGTTGGAGCCATCTGGTCACGCCAATGAGCGAGTGTAAATTTATTTTATTTTCATCATTTTAAAGAACATTTCAGTTTTGAGAAAACTGATAAAACAAAAAGCCGAACAACTTTTTTGTGAGGTTCGGCTTATTAAATTTACTTGTATTTTTATACTTTCAACTAATACATAGGAACCTCTGTAAATGTATAAACCATTTATGAGTTTTAATCTTGTTAATATGTATTGTAAAAGTTGTCATAATTTCTATTTTTTAATTAGTTTCTGTTTTGTTATATATTTACTTTAAAAAGTCATTTTTTTCCAAAAGTGTTTTCGTCACTTGTTTGTTTTTTAACTATAGTACAAAGATATGATAAAGTTTGAAATAAAAAAAATTATTTTCAATTTATTTTTAATTTTTATTTTTCACAAGATTGACTTAACGGCAAATTTAATTACTACTACCAAATGGCGTTTCGTTAAATCTAATCTTGGGTACAACTTCTGTTTTAGTTTCGGCTAACTTAATAACTACTACCAAAAGGCATTTCGTTCTATAAATCAGAAAAGTACATCTAACAATCTTGAGAAAAGAACAGGACTCGAACCTGTGACCTATGACTGTTTTCTAAGAAAACGAATTTTCTCTGAGGTTTTCCAAACCTACAATCTGCTCTACCAACTGATGCTATCTTTTCTTTCGTCCAACCTAAGCTGTCCTCATCTCTGAGTTAGAACTAACAGTGACAGGTCTTCCTTTCATTACAAGCGACACATTGCGCCTTTGCCTCTGTCTCTTACTGCTAAGAGGGACGATATTACAGACCGTCACCAACTGGTTGATATGGTTATGACACCATTTCTCTATCATATTCAACAATACTAGCAATTCATTACATTGCACGTGTGAAGAGAACAGGATTCGAACCTGTGAGGTGCCTTTCACCTGAGTACTGTTGTTGAAAACAGTCCCGATTTGAAGGTCGGGTACATTACCACTCTGTCATCTCTCCATTTATTTTACAAACATAATACATTTTTGTTTATAAAAAAATATTTTTAATAACATTTTATTTGGTCTATTATTTCACTATATGAAGCATAGACTAAAAATGCACAACCACCATTTTCATTAATGGCATCAACTTCTTCGACTAAATCATCATAGTGTATATCAAAATTGTGTTTAAAATATGTATCTTTTTTCAGTTTACCATTAGTAAATAATACTTTATCGTTTGGTATACCTACTCTATCACAAACTCTTCTAATATCCATATTATGACCATAGTGACCTATAACTTTACCATTTTCATCAAAAGCGGCATCATCAAATCTCGATGTTAAAACCCAAACATCATGTCCAGCGGCAACGAAAGATTTAGCCAATTCTTGTATTTTGAAATCAGCTAAAGTACCATCATAATCGAAACTTATTTTCATTATACTATTCTTTTTAATTTTTGTTCTCTAATTTTTTGTGTTACAACATCATCTAAAAATTTTTCCATAGATTCTTTGTTTTCTGAATCCAACGATAACCAAAAATTTATAATACTAAAAGATTGTGAAAATTTCTGCCATAAACGTGATATTTCATATTGATTAAGATGTGGAAACCAATGGTAGAAATCATAAATACCAGAACCTAATCCAGTATTTTTCGCAATATCATTTAATATTTCTAAATATATTTTACTTTTCATCTGAAATTCTATTAAGATTTTTTAATTGTTCAATAATTATAGGTAGTGAAATATTACATTGTTTTTCACAATCACGTAATATTTTTTCTAGTTTCTCACGTTTTTCAGGAAACTCTTCTATGTTTTTCCTTATTGCAAAATATGTAGTAATAGGAGATAATTTATTTCTAATATCTGCTACGATTGTTTCTATTTTTTCTTTTTCGTTCATACTTTTAAAATTATTTGACAAATATACATCAATTATTTTATTAAAAAAAGAGGTATTGTATATTTTTTAACATTTAGATTTTAATATATAAAAATAAACTTTAATAATGGATTATAATAAAAAATTGAAAAGGTTTATTAATAAAAGTAAAAATATACACGGTGATAAATATGATTATAGTTTAGTTGTTTATAAAGATAAAATTACTAATGTAAAAATTATTTGTCCAGAACATGGTATTTTTGAACAAAGACCAGATACACATTTGAGAGGAAGTGGATGTAAAAAATGTTTTATTAAAAAAATATCTTCTAATAAAAATGATTTTATTAAAAAATGTAATAAGGTACATGGTGAAAAATACGATTATAGTTTAATAGAATATAAAAATTCACATACTAAAATAGATATAATTTGTCCAGAACATGGTGTTTTTAAACAAAAACCAAATTCACATTTAAATGGTCAAGGTTGTCCAAATTGTAATAAGTTGAATTTAGAAGATTTTATAAAAAAATCTAATAAGATTCACAAAAAGAAATATAATTATAAATTAGTAAATAAAAAAATATCTTATTCTGATAAAATAGATATAATTTGTCCAGAACATGGCGTTTTTAAACAAAAAATAGGCAATCATCTTATGGGTATAGGTTGTCCTAAATGTGCTGGTATAATAAATACTGAAGATTTTATAGAAAAATCTATTAAAATTCATGATAATGAGTATGATTATTCTTTAACAAAATATAAAAATTGTAAAACTAAAGTAAAAATAATATGTAAAAAACATGGTGTTTTCGAGACATTACCAAACATTCACATTAATGGTTCAAAGTGTATGAAATGTTTTATTGATAAAATAACATCAAACACAAATATATTTATAGAGAAATCTATTAAATTGCATGGAAACAAATATGATTATAGTTTGGTTGATTATAAAAATAATAGGGTAAAGGTAAAAATAATTTGTCCAGTACATGGTGTATTTTTACAAACTCCAAATAATCATTTAAGTAAAAATGTTTGTCCTGTTTGTAATGATAGTAAAGGTGAAAATGAAATAAGATTATTTTTGAAAAAACAAAATATAAATTATGAAACACAAAAAACATATACTGATTGTAGAAATAGATACACTCTACCATTTGATTTTTATTTAACAGATTACAACATTTGTATAGAATTTGATGGTATTCAACATTTTAAATCAATTGAATATTTTGGTGGCGATGAAGGATTAAAATATCGAAAAAATAATGATGAAATTAAAAATAATTATTGTAAAGAAAATAATATTCAGTTAATAAGAATTAAATATAATGATAATATAAATGAAAAAATGAAAAAAATATGTCAGAAAATAACACATACGATTTAGGTTTTATAAAATCTAAATTACAAAACATAGTCAACAGAGTACACAAAAGTGGTCAAAAGACAGTAATCAAAGAATTAACAGATCAAATTCAAATTGCTTGTCCTATTTGTGGTGATTCACAAAAATCATCATCAAAAAAAAGAGGTAATTTATATCATGATAATCTCTTTTATGTTTGTTTTAATTGTGACTCAAAAATGTCATTCACTAAACTTTGTGATACATTCAATGAGCCTATTGACATGGAAGAACGTATCAAATTATATAAGTATATAGATGAAAACACACACTATAAAAAAACTGATGATTATATTCTTGAAGAACTGGATAAATTAATTGATTTAGATGAATTTGTCAATTATTTTAACAATAGGAAAAATTCTTGGTTATATGATATTAAACCAGTTGAAAAAAATTCTCATGTATATCAATATTTAAAATACGGAAGATTAATTGAGGACTTTTCTCAGATATATCAAGGTATTTATAGAGTTGTTAGAGACGGTAAAACGGTGTTTGAGACCAGAGTAATGATTTCTATGAATATGACAATTGGTGACGTTAAAAAGGTTCTTGGCATACAAATAAGAAACTTGGAGAGTGATAAGAGTAAAAGATTTTATAAAATTGTAGAATTTGAGGAATTGTATAATTATATTCATCCAACAGATACTTTAGATGAAATTGAAGCAATTTCTTATAATAAATTATCTCACTTTTACAATATATTAAACATTGATTTTGAGAAACCAATAACAATTTTTGAAGGATTTTTGGATTCCATCTTTTATCCTAACAGCATCGGTTTAGTAGGAGCAAAAAATAGTGGTGATTTATTAAAATTTTTAACGGAAAGTGATGCTGATTTATCACTGAGATTTTTTTATGATAATGATGATACTGGTATATATAAATCGACACAATTATTAAAACAAGGATTTCCAGTATTTCTTTGGAATAGGTTATTTGATAAACTTATAGATAAAGATAAAAATAAGAGTAATGCTAAAAAGAAATTAAATAATATTATAGATTTAAACGATTTAGTTATATCATCAAAAAATCCAAAAATATATGATGCATTAAAATTAGAAAAGTTTTTTTCTGTTGATGAATTTGATTTGGTGTATTTAGACAAAATGACATTTAATACAAAAGAAAAAATATGGTTAAGAAAAAAACTTTTCTAATTTATCTTTAATGTTTTCATTATATTTAATTCTTATTAACTGAATATTATTTTCTTTACAATAATTATTTTTGATTTTATCATTATTCTTTGTTTCTATCAATCTTACTTGTCCACCAAAATATTTTACAGGGTTAAAATGTTGAATACCATCAAATTCTATACAAATGTTGTAATCTGGTAAATAAAAATCAAATGGTAGTGAGTATTTATTTCTACAATCATTAAATCTATATTCTCTTTTATAAATTATATCTTTTTTTTCTAATATATTACTTATTTCATTTTCACCTGAACTTTCTTTACATATTGGACAACCTTGACCTTGTATATGTTTAGTGTATGATTGATTGAATATACCATGTTTATTGCATATTATTTCTAATTTTTCTATATTATTTTTGTATATTATTAGAGAATAGTCATATTTACTACCATGTATTCTTTTAAAATCTTTTATAACACTTTCATTAGTTTTATTTTTACTTAAACACATTGGACAACCTTGTTTTCTATTATTGTGATGAAAAGGTGTTTGTTCAAAAACGCCATGTTCTTGACATATTATTTTTACCTTAGTTTTGTTGTTTATATATTTAACTAATGAATAATCATATTTATTATTATGTGTTATTTTTGATTTTTTTATAAATTCTTCAGTGGAAGATTTTTTGTTACCATAACACATTGGACAACCCTGTTTTTTACTAATATGATTATCTGGTGTTTGTTCAAAAACACCATGAATAGGGCAAATTATTTTTACTTTTAATCTTGCCTTTTTATATTCAACTAATGAATAATCATATCTGTTGTTGTGTACGATTTTTGCCTTTTCTATATCCATATAATTGATTTATTTTAATTATATATATTAAATGGTTGGTGTGAAAAATGATTTATCATAAAGAAAAATTAATTCATTTTTTTAATATATAATTAAAAATAAATTTATTATGAAAATTAAGAAATTTAATGAATTAAATGAAGGTAAAAACAACACTAGTTTAGAAGAATTATATCATATATATGAAATTGAAGGACATGGTTATGCTGTTGAAGATTATTCAAATAATGTTAGTTGCGATGATGATCCAGAAGTGGCAATTCTTTGGAACAATGCAGCAGAATCATTAAAAAAATTAACAAATTATTTTAATGAAAAAGTTGAAGATGGTACATTAGAATATTTTGAATACTAATATGGTAAATATGAAAATTAAGAAATTTGGTGAATTAAATGAAAATAGAGATGTCAATATGACAACTCAAGAAATTATAAAAATGTTAATTAGTATAAAAAAAGATGCTGATAAATTACATTCTGGTAACGTTGCACATCAAAGATTTCATATTATTGCTGATTTATCATGGTTGATTGATGAATTATCAAAAGAAAATAATGAAGAAACATAATGGAAATTAAGAAATTTATTGAATATAATAAGTTGAATGGAATTAGTTGTAACAAAAACACAGGATGATCTTACTGATTTTTTTATTAAAACTATTTTTGATGTCGCTGATAATTCTGTTGCAATAAGATTGAAGGTTGGTTGTATATTTGTGAATAATAATAATATTGTTGGTATTGGTTATAATCACACTCCGTTTGATAGGAATCAATCTTGTCAAGTTCAAGTTGATGGAGAACTTGTTTCTAAACCTTGGATAAATTTTGATGAGAATAAAGATGAATTAATTCATGCTGAAATAGATTGTATGAGAAGAATGAAAAATTCTAATGTACCTACACAAGGTTGTGTGGTATATGTTACAGATGCTTGTTGTTTAAGTTGTGCTAAAGAATTAGTGAAAGCTAAGGTCAGTGAAGTTTATTATGTAAGACCATATAGAATAATGGATGGTGTAAACTATTTATTGTCAAATGGTATAAAAGTTGAAAAAATATCAAAAAAATAAAATAAAGATGAAAAGATATTTAAATTTTATAGTAGAAAGTAGTAGAAAACCTATCATGAAATATTATGCGTTTGATTGGGATGACAATATATTAATGATGCCAACAGTTATACACATGGAACATTTAGTTGATGATGAGTGGGTTCCAGAAGATGTATCAACTGAGAAATTTTCTAAAGTTAGGAATACGGATGGTTGGAGATTAGCACCAAACGCTTATTTGGAATTTCAAGATATTGGACCAAGAGGAACAAAAGCATTTATGGAAGATATGTTACTTGCATTAAAAAATAAAGATTATGGTCCAAGTTGGGATAAATTTATTCATTGTTTAACGAGTGGTTCAATTTTTGCTATCATAACGGCTCGAGGTCATGAACCAGATACAATAAGAAAATCTGTTGAATATATTATTAAAAATATTTTAACAGTAGAAGAAAGAAATGAAATGTGTGCTAATTTAATGGCTTTTCAAGATATGTTTGTACAAAACTTTGATATATTAAGAGATATTAGTTTTAGTACGTTGTTGAGTGCATATTTAGATAAGTGTGATTTTGTTGGGGTTTCTTCACCAAGTTTTCAAGAAAAATATTCTGGTGATGCAGCAAAACCTGAAAAAGCAAAAACGATAGCCTTAAATGAGTTTGTTGATAGAGTAAATGCTTATGGTCAAAAAATTGGTGGTGATGTAAGATTAGGTTTTTCTGATGATGATCCAGGAAATGTTAACAAAGTTAGAGAATATTTTAATGAGATTTCAAATAATTATAAAGATATATCTTTTTCGGTGATAGACACATCTGATCCGAAAATTGTTGGTGGTATTAAAAAAAGAATATAAAAATGAAAACGATAGATAATAGTTACACAACAACATTGATGATTGATGTGTGTCATTATCTATATGATGCGGGTTTTGAAAGAGATTTGTATAAAATAAATGATTTCAATAACGGTGATTATATTGAAGTTTTTTTTATGTGTAATAAAGCAATAGATTATATTAAAAAAGATATACTTGTTTCTGAATATTCTGACTTATTGGAAATAAAAAAATACCGACATCAAGACGGTATTTATTCAGCAATTATAACGTATATTGATTGATTATTTTACTTCCCAAGCCTTTTTTACACGTACTTTTTGGTGTTTAAAATCACTATAATTTCCGCATATAATACTATCAACGATAGCAAATGTGTGACCTTTCACTGA